AACTTTGCTAAGGCAGGTATGGTAGATCCTATTCCATATCAGAAAGAAATACCTTGGAGTGATATAATTAATGTGTAGTATTATTGGTTCTTTCTCTACGGATAAGATCGTTGAACTAGCTAAGTTGAACGAATATCGAGGCACATATTCTCATAGTATCACGTATATACATAGGTATACTATGAGTATCCTTAGCGTCTCCCGGGGGGAAGGGCCTTTACTATATGATACTATAAGAGTACCAGATGATCATTATTGCATTGTTCATCAACAAGCTCCTACGACTGATAAGTCATTAGATAATATTCACCCTGCTTCTATTGGTAATCATCTCTTGTGGCATAATGGTATTATTAAAGAAAAAGAAATAAAACGCTTGCAATCTAAACATGAATCAACATATAATTGGGATACTAAATTAATCCTTAGACAGTTGATTGATGATGATACTCCTGATGATATCGACGGAACGTTTAGTTGTGTATGGTACGATGGGTCAGATATTTTAGTGTTTAGAAATGAAATAAGTCCTCTATTCATAGACGACGAGCTAAATATTTCATCAACGAAATTTGACGGTAGCAGTTCTATCGAACCAAACATTATGTTCACGCTTGGTACTTCCCACCCTAAACATAATCTACCGATACTTGAACCTGTAGGTGAGTTCTCAACTGTAGAGAACCCTTATTATTTTGGAGAATAAAATGATTCATATTGCATCGGGTATGAGTAAATCCTCATTAACTAATGTACAACCTGAAGATATTCAACCTAATGCGGTTGATCTTCGTGTAGATAAAATCTTTGAAAGTCTTGGTACACCTTTTGTATTAGATGAAGATAAAAAAGAGCATCGAGCATCTCGTGAATTGATGCCTGATGATAATGGTTACTGGAATCTTAATCCAGGGTCATATGAGATTGTAATGGAGAATATTATCGATGTGGGACAAGGTGAAGCAGGTTTTGTTATTACTAGATCAACGCTTAATCGAAACGGGGTGTTTATTACTTCTGGTTTGTACGATTCTGGTTATAACGGTATAATGGCAGGTTGTATGCATGTCAATAATGGTGTGTTTAAATTAAAGAGAGGAACGCGCGTAGGTCAATTCTTACTTTTTGAATCTGAGACTCTTGGTTTATATGATGGAGACTATGGTTTGAATAAAGAACATGATAAGCGGTATGGTGTTAACTAATGGAAATTTCGATCTCAGTAGAAGAGTTAAAGAAAGCGAAACTATTTGTCGCTACTCCAATGTATGGAGGTCAGTGTGCAGGTATGTTTTGTCGATCAACTAATGACTTATCTGCATTATGTGCTCATTATGGCATTGAAGTCAAATTCTACTATCTCTTTAATGAGAGTCTAATTACAAGAGCTCGTAATTATTGTGTAGATGAATTTATGCGTTCTGACTGTACACATCTTATGTTTATTGATAGTGATATTGGATTCGATGCTAAAGATATTATTACTTTACTAGCACTTGCGTTGCAAAATGATGGTGAAAATGATTATGATATTATTTGCGGTCCATATCCTAAGAAGTGTATTTCATGGGAAAAAATTAAAGCAGCAGTAGATAAAGGTGTTGCTGATGAAGATCCTAATGTACTTGATAACTTCGTAGGAGATTATGTCTTTAATCCAGTAGGCGGTCAACCTCAGATTAAGATTGATGAACCTGTAGAAGTAATGGAAGGTGGTACTGGCTTTATGCTAGTACGTAAGAATACCTTTGAGAAATATAAAGAAGCATATCCTGAGTTCTCCTATAAACCTGATCATGTTCGTACTGAGCATTTTGATGGTACTAGAGAGATTCATGCTTATTTTGATTGTGTTATTGACCCTGACTCAAAACGTTATCTATCAGAAGATTATATGTTTTGTCAGTGGTCTAGAAAGATTGGTCTTAAGCTATGGTTCTGTCCGTGGATGAAACTACAGCATGTAGGTACTCATATCTTCGGTGGTAGTCTTGCAGATCTTGCGTCTGTAGGAGCAGCTGCTACTGCTGATATTAGTAAGCTAGGAGGTAAAAAGAAGGCTAAGTAATGGGTTCTTCAGCACGTACACTTCGTAATTGGCGAGGGTTGCGTACGTTGAAAGAAGCTGTGATTGATCGTGATGATTATTTTAATTTGTGGAGCTATAATATGAAATTCTCTGAAGATACGATAAACGTATTGAAGAACTTTTCGACTATCAACCCTTCGATTCTGTTTAAACCAGGTCAAATTCTGAGCACTGTATCGCCTCAGAAGACTATTATGGCAAAAGCAGTTATTGAAGAAGATATCCCTGCTAAAGGTGGTATCTATGAACTATCGAGATTACTCGGTGTGATGTCTCTATTCGAAGATGCTGTTATACAGTTTAAAGAGACTCATATGAGAGTACAAGACAGTAAACGTGCAGTTAATTATACGTTTGCTGAAGAAACTATGATTGTGACCCCTCCTGAGAAGGATATCACTTTCCCTAATCCAGAGGTTGAAGTAACGGCTGAATGGAATGATGTCCAGGGCGTACTTCGAGCGGCTGGTGTAATGCAATTACCTGAGATTGCTCTTAGTGGTAAAGATGGTAATGTATTGATTGAAGCAGTTAATTCGAAAGATCCGACTGCTGATATCTATAGTGTAACGATCGGTGAAACTGATAAAGAGTTTCGTATGATCTTTAAAACGGAGAACTTAAAGTTGATTAACTACAACTATAATATTAAGATCTCATCAAAAGGTATTGCTCAGTTTGAGAGTACCAATCAAGTTGGTCCAAGACTGCAGTATTGGATCGCAACAGAAACAAACTCTTCGTACGGAGGATAGTATGGCTGAAGAACAGCAACAGGCGCCAGGCCTTTCACTGGCAGATCTGCAAAACGTCATTGTGTTTATTGACGCAGCAGTACAGCGCGGAGCAATCCGTGGGGAAGAGCTCACAGCAGTAGCAGCTCTTCGTGAACGTTTCACTACATTTGTTCAGGCAAATCAACAGGCGCAAGAAGCTCCAGTTGATACTACTGAGGAACCATCTGCAGAAGAAGCCCCTGAATAAACAGTAGGATTATATTATGTTTCGTGATGAATTTTTGTGGGTTGAAAAATATCGTCCTCGGATGATAGATGATTGTATCTTGCCTGATGACCTTAAGCATACGTTTAAGACATTTATTGGGCAAGATAATATACCTAATCTCCTTCTAGCTGGTGGTCCTGGTGTAGGTAAAACTACAGTAGCACGAGCCATGCTAGAGGAGATTGATTGTGACTATATTGTTATTAATGGTTCTATGAATGGCAATATCGATACGCTGAGGCATGAGATTAAAAACTTTGCCTCAGCTGTATCCTTTACTGGTTCTCGTAAATATGTAATTCTAGATGAGGCTGACTATTTAAATCCTAATAGTACGCAGCCTGCTCTCCGTAACTTTATGGAAGAGTTTTCTAAGAATTGCGGATTTATTTTTACTTGTAATTATAAGAACCGTATTATTAGTCCTCTACATTCAAGATGTAGTGTAGTTGACTTTAAGATTCCTGGTAATGAAAAACCTGCGATTGCTGCTAAGTTCTGGGAAAGAACTATGAAGATACTTGACATGGAAAATGTTACGTATGATAAAAAGGTAATTGCAGAAGTAGTTAATAAATACTTCCCTGATTGGCGTAGAGTTCTAAATGAACTTCAACGTTATAGTGCAACAGGTAGTATTGATTCTGGTATCCTTTCTAAAGTAAAAGATATTAGTATTACTAGTCTTATTGAGTCAATGAAGACTAAGAAGTTTAGCGAAGTACGTAAATGGGTTGCTAGTAATATAGACAATGAACCTACTGCTATCTTTCGCAAACTATACGATAATGCTCATGAGCATTTAGAACCATCGTCCATACCTCAGTTAGTATTAACGATTGCTGACTATCAATATAAATCAGCATTTGTAGTAGATCAAGAAGTTAACATGGTAGCATGTTTAACTGAACTAATGGTACAATGCGAGTTTAAGTAATGGAAGATCAAAAGTATCAAACCAGAACTTGCTCTATATGTGGTACACTAATTGAAGAAGACATGCCTGGTGTTGTTTTCCATAGTAAGGATATTGAATATGCTTGCTGTGAAAAATGCGTCAGCAAAGTCGAAAATGAGGTAATGAGCGATGAAACCATTTGACTTTGTTAATTCTGCTTCATATAGTAAAGAAGATCTTATACGGGAGAGTGATAATCCAGAACTAGCTGAGAAGACCTATGCACCTTTTCTAACTAACAAAGCATTTTCATATCATGTTGATACTATTATGTACGCTAATGAGATGAATATGCGAAGTGCTCTTGAAAATCAACTAGCATTCGACTATTACCTAAATAGTATCAGACCACAGAAAAGATTCGCGAAGTGGATTAAGAAAGATACTAGCGATAATCTAGAAGTAGTAAAAGAATATTATCAGTATAATTATGAAAAAGCTGAACATGCTTTATCATTATTGTCGCAAGAGCAACTGATTGAATTGAAAAAAAGATTGGAAAAGGGTGGTAAATCATGACCTCACTAGAAAGTATGGTCGAGGTGAAGCTAGCTGAAGAAGAAGACTTCTTAAAAGTACGAGAAACGCTAACTCGTATTGGTGTCGCCTCCCGTAAAGATAGAACACTATATCAGTCGTGTCATATACTTCACAAACAAGGTAAGTACTATATCGTACACTTTAAAGAGCTGTTTGCTCTTGACGGTAAACCTACGAACTTTGCAGAGGAAGATATTGCGCGCAGAAATACAATTGCAAATCTCTTAACTGAATGGGGACTTATTACATTAGTCGACCCAATTAAAACAGAAGAGCCAGTTGCACCGTTGAGTCAAATTAAGATTATTTCTTACAAAGATAAAGATGCTTGGGAATTAATAACTAAGTATAATATTGGTAAGAAAAAATAGTTGCCTTCCTGAACAGGAAGACCTATATATAATGTAGGATGCCACGTACGTGGGTCCGCTACAACCTTGCTTAAATGGAGGTCAATTATGACAAGCAATACTTTTACTTTCCCTCGTGGTGCGTTCGTTGGTTTCGACCACATCTTTAACGATCTTGAAAGAATGGCAACAGCCCATCAGAAAGATCATTATCCGCCCCACAACGTAGTAAAACATAGCGACGATGAGTATCTTATCGAGCTCGCAGTCGTTGGATTCAAACAAGATCACATCGATATTACGATGCATGATGGTATCCTAACCGTCAAAGGTAATCGTGAGTCTCGTAGAGATCAGAGTCTATATGTGCATAAAGGTATTAGTGGTCGTAAATTCGAGAGATCATTCCGACTCTCTGAATTTGTAGAAGTAACCGGAGCCGATCTTGAGGATGGATTGCTTACAATTCACTTGGAGCGTATCATCCCAGAAGAAAAGCGTCCCCGTTCTATTAAAATTAATAACGGGGTATCAAATGACCGCACTAGCACTACAAAGCCTGAGCTTCTCAACGAAGCTTCTTAATGGCTTATTTTCAGCAATAAAGAAAACTCTTCAAGGTATGATGGTTGGCTACATTCTAGCTAGACAATCTTCAGTCAATAAGATTGTTGCGCAGCAGCTTATCGATGCAGGAGAATACAGACAAGATCAGTATTACGATGTATTGCATAAGATGAACCAGCAATGCATTGCATCTATCCATAAGGAATTTGGAAATGCATAAACTGAAAACCTTCTGGAAAAATTTATGGATGGACCCAGCAACTAAGTATCTTTCACAATCTAAAGATCACGTTGATCTAGAGCAAAGAATGAAAGAGCTTCAGAGAAAAGGTATCTGGATCTGATGTGGCCTTATACTGAAGAAGAAGCTGACTTTATTAGCTAAATATCGAACGGGCAGGTAGCTGCCCGTTCTTAACACACAACACACACGGAGAAGACTATGTCAAAAAATCCATTCGAATTACGCTTTGATGTACTAAAAATGGCAAAAGAAATGATGGATCGGCAATATGATCTTGCTGAAAATCAATTTTATCAAATGCTTGATAATGCCAAAGAACAAAATAAAGATTTAATAGAAGTATATGAAAAGTACACGCCTAAGATGTATCATCCAACAGAGGTCATGAAAAAGGCGGACGAACTTTATAAATTCGTTTCTAAGAAAGACTAAATAAAAGAGCACGTAAGTGCTCTTTTTAGTTTAAGGAGAGAACACATAATGGCAGAGAAAAACTGGCAATATAGTCTAGAAACTATTCTACATCACGAAGGTGGTTATGTAAACCATCCAAAAGATCCAGGTGGTGAAACTAACCTGGGTGTTACTAAACGAGTGTATGAAGAGTTTGGTGGGACTAAAGATATGAAAGACTTGACAGTCGAAGATGTCGAGCCCATTTACAAAAAAAATTACTGGGACAGAGTTAAAGGCGATGATCTGCCTACAGGTTTAGACTTGTGTGTATTTGATTTTGGCGTTAACGCTGGAACAGGACGGGCGGCCAAATACTTGCAAGAATTAGTTGGTGCTGGTGTAGATGGGGCTATTGGTCCTGGTACATTAGGTAAGGTCAATGATTTCGTAAGTATGGAAGGCCTAGAAGGTACAATTGAAGAGTACCAGAGACGCCGTCAGGGTTACTATGAATCTCTCTCAACTTTTGAAACATTTGGCCGCGGTTGGACCAGACGGGTTGATGAGACAACTCAACTAGCTTTAGATTTAGCTAAAGAATAATAACGGAGAAGTAAATGTTTAAGTATATTGTTGCAGCTGTTGCTGCAATGACGATTTCCTCTATGGCTGTTGCCGAGGGGCTTTCAACATCAATCGGTGCAGAGCGTAATTTAGAAACTGAAATTAACTCAGTTTATTCGTCTGTAAGTTATGGTATTGCTACTGTAACAACTACCTTAGAAGACACAGCAGTTGATAACATGAAGTTTAATCTATCAACTGTAGAAGTAGACTTTGCACAGCCAATCGGTGCTACTGGAATTGAAGTCTATATGGATAATGATTTTGATAATGATTTTAAACATACTGCAACTACAGTGGGTGCAAAATTCACCTTCTAAGAGAAGTATGAAAGTTTTATGAAATTATGAAACTACGAACTATATAATGATATGAAAGATAAGCTTTTCAAAAAGGTGGCTAAGATGGAACTAGGTAACCCTGTAATTACCGCGCTTATTGGCTTGGTAATTTTCTATATCGGATTGAAAATGTTTTCAGGCGGTATGAAGTCAATGGGTAACATGGAACATCTTGCCTGGTTTATTGCTAATCCAATGTATATGTTTTTCGGTGGTATTGTAATGACGCTGCTCTGGCAATCGTCATCGCTATCAACGACAGCTATAATTGCATTAGTAGCATCAGGTGCAGTACCACTTCCTGCTGCAATTGCTGCAGTGTTAGGAGCTAATATAGGAACGACCGGCACCATTTGGATTGCCGGTCTTCTTGTATCTGATGGAATGCCAAAAGGTGATACCTTGCGAATAGCAATGGCTCATACTGGAGTTAATCTATTCATGGCTGCCACTCTATTACCCTTCGTTCATCATATAGCGCGATTTTTATCAAAAATCAGTTGACTTCGCAACTGAAAGCGACTATACTTAAATAATGAACTTCTATACAAATATTCATTCCTATAAAGGTAAGCTGCTTCTGCGTGGATACGATAAAGGTACTCGTATGCAACGTAAGATTGATTATAAACCTTACCTCTTTATTAACTCTAAAACTGGTAATAGTGATTACCATACTCTGCAAGGTAAACCTGTAGATCGTATAGACTTTGCTTCTATCTCAGAAGCACGTGAGTTTGTACAACGATATCAGGATGTGCAAGGTATTACGTTTCACGGACTTACACAGTTTCAATACGTATATCTTCAAGATGAATATCCTGAAGATGTAGTTGAATATGATCGAGATCTAATTCGTGTATTGAATATTGATATCGAGGTTGCAGCTGATGAAGGGTTCCCTTCTATTGAGTTAGCTGATAAGCCTATTACTGCTATTACTATGAAGCATAAAGACAAGTATTGGGTCTTTGGATGTGGTGAGTATACAGTTAAAGATGATAATGTAAAGTATGTAAAGTGTGCTGACGAAGCTACTCTTATTATGAAGTTTCTAGATGTATGGCGTCAAATAGATCCAGATATTGTTACTGGATGGAACGTAGAGTTCTTTGATATACCTTATATCGTTAATCGTATTCGTAATGTATGTGGTGAAGGATTCGCTAAAAAGATCTCACCTTGGGAAATACTGAACGAGCGTACTATTACTATTGCAGGTAGAGAGCATCAGGTATATGATCCTATTGGATTGAATGTACTAGACTATATGCAATTGTATCGTAAGTTTACGTTTGTAATGCAAGAGTCATATAGACTTGATCATATTGCAACTGTAGAACTAGGCGAAAAGAAATTAGATTATTCTGAGTTTGATAGTCTTCTTGAACTGTATAAGAAAGACTATGAAAAATTTATTGACTATAATATTAAAGACGTGGAACTTGTAGAACGTCTAGAAGATAAGTTAAAGCTTATCGATCAGGTTTTGGCGATTGCGTATGATGGTAAGGTAAACTTCCAAGATACGTTTACGTCAGTACGAATGTGGGACATCATCATACATAATTATCTCCTCTCTCAAAAGGTGGTGGTCCCACAACTTAAACTTAAGGATAAAGAACGTCAAGCGGAGGGCGCTTACGTAAAAGATCCTAAAGTCGGCATGCATAAGTGGGTAGTTTCATTTGATTTGAACTCCCTATATCCCCATCTTATCATGCAATATAACATCTCTCCAGAAACGTATGTTAGAAATTGTGGATATCATCTCCTGATTGAAGACATAGTAAATGGCAAATTAAATGATAATAACATACGTAAGCAGCTAGACGATGAGAATCTAACTATAGCTGCTACTGGAGGGATGTTTACTAAAGATTATCAAGGCTTCCTACCTAAACTTATGCAAAAGATGTATGATGATCGAGTAACATGGAAGAATGAGATGTTAAGTGCTAAGAAGGAGTATGAGAAGAACCCTTCTTATGAGGTAACTAAAAAGATATCTCAATGTCATAATATGCAGTTAGCTAAAAAAGTACAGTTGAATAGTGCTTATGGTGCGTTAGGTAACCAGTACTTTAGATGGTTTGATCTTAAGTATGCGGAGGCTATTACTAAGTCTGGTCAGCTGTCTATTCGCTGGATGGAGAAGAAGATCAATGAGTATCTCAATAGGCTTTTTAAGACAGAGGGTGAAGATTATGTATTGGCGTGCGATACGGATTCAATGTATATTACTCTTGACAAACTTGTTAATCAAGTGTTTGAAAAAGGAAGTGATGGACCGGAGAGTGAAAGTAAACTACAGACGGAGCGAGTGGTTTCTTTTCTTGATCGAGTCTGTACGGAGAAGTTGGAACCGTATATTGATAAGTGTTACCAGGAACTTGCTACGTATGTAAATGCATACGATCAAAAGATGGTAATGAAGCGAGAAAATATCGCTGATAAAGCTATCTGGACTGCTAAGAAACGCTATATTATGAATGTGCATGACTCAGAAGGTGTGCGCTATAGTGATCCTAAGTTAAAAATTATGGGCATCGAAGCTGTCAGGTCCTCAACACCTTCGTCCTGTCGTGCTAAGATTAAAGAAGCTATAGTAGTTATTATGAATCAATCTGAAGAAGAGGTGATAGACTTTATTAATAACTTCAGAGAAGAATTTAGTCAACTGCCTTTTGAAGATGTTGCTTTTCCTAGAGGGTGTAAAGGGCTAACTAAATATAAGGACGCAGCTAGTCTATACCGTAAGGGTACTCCTATACACGTTAGAGGCGCTCTTGTATATAATAATCTTCTTAAAGAGCATAAGCTAGAAAATAGATATCAGCCTGTGCAAGAAGGTGATAAGGTAAAGTTCTGCTATCTTAAACTTCCTAACCCTGTTAGAGAGAATGTTCTCAGTATTAGTAATACGCTTCCTAGACGGTTTGGTCTTGAGAAGTATATTGATTATGATACTCAATTCGATAAAGCTTTCCTAGAACCTATTAGGACTATCATGGATGCTATTGGTTGGCGTGTTGAGAAGCAAGCATCTCTAGAAGACTTTTGGAGCTAAAAAATGTCTGATTTCGATTTTGATTTTGGCTTTAGTGCTGTTACAGAAGATGAACTGAAAGTAGTACAAGAAGCATCTAAACAAGCAGAAACTGCTACACAAAGCACTTTAATGCTTGAACAAAAGATTAATAGTTTATATAATATGATTATGCCGCTACTAAACAATCTAGCGAAGAATCCTGAAAAGGATTATATCTATTGGCCTAATAGATTAGATAAGATTGAACAATTCCGCGACAAACTTGATGAGGTTTATAAAACATGAGTGATTTCTTTCGTAATCTGGTAGAAGACATTAAAGATGCTGATACCGTTATAGCTGCTGATGGTACTGGATCAGCTGAGTTTACTGGTACTATTGATACTGGTTCCTATATTTTGAATGCTGCATTATCAGGTAGCTTATATGGAGGAGCTCCTAATAATAAGATTACTGCATTTGCAGGTGAGTCTGCTACCGGTAAGACTTTCTTTGTACTAGGTGTAGTCATGCAGTTCTTAAAAGATAATCCTGAAGGTGGCGTTGTATACTATGATACTGAAGCTGCTGTTACTAAAGAGATGATGGAGTCTAGAGGTATTGATACTCGAAGAGTTATTATTGCTGAGCCTGATACTATTCAGAAGTTTAGACACCATGCATTAAAAGTCATTGAGACATATGAGCATACATCTGCTGATAAACGTCCTCCTATGATGATGGTTCTTGACTCGCTTGGTCTTTTATCTACTACTAAAGAGATGGAAGATACTACTGAAGGTAAAGAGACTAGAGATATGACGAAAGCTCAAGTCATTAAAGCTACCTTCCGAGTATTAACTCTTAAACTAGCTAAAGCTAAGATTCCTATGCTAGTTACTAACCATGTATATGATGTAGTAGGGTCTTATGTCCCTATGAAAGAGATTGGTGGTGGTACTGGACTTAAGTATGCTGCATCTACTATTGCTATGCTTACGAAGAAGAAAGAAAAAGATGGTACTGATATTGTTGGTAATATCGTCAAAGTTAAGATGTATAAGTCAAGACTTTCTAAAGAAAATAAGACCGTAGAAGTACGTCTAAGCTATGAAAAAGGCCTTGATCGTTACTATGGCCTTCTTGATCTAGCTGAACAGCATGGTATCATTAAGAAGGTATCTACTCGTTATGAAATGCCAGATGGTACTAAGGTATTTGGTAAAGCTATTAATAGTGATCCAGAGAAGTACTTTACTCCTGAAATTATGGAACAATTAGAAGCAGCTGCTCGTAAAGAGTTTATGTATGGTGGTGATGAAGAGGAGCCCGTAAGTGACAATAGACAGGACGATATTAGCGAACCTGATTCACAATGAAGAGTACTTACGTAAAGTACTTCCATTTTGCGATAAAAAATATTTTCAAGATCTAACTGAACGTACTGTATATGAAGTAATAGACGAGTACGTAGCAAAGTATAACAATGCTCCTTCTAAAGAAGCATTGCAGATTGATTTAAGTGAACGCAATAATTTATCTGAAGATCAGTTTAAGAATGCTCGTGAATTAATTAATGATCTTACTCGCGATGAGGATACTGACTTAGATTGGTTAATGGATCAATCAGAGAAGTTCTGTCAGGAAAAAGCTGTCTATAATGCTATTATGGATAGTATCAAGATATTAGATGATAAGACAGGTGCACAGCAAAAAGGATCTATTCCAGAAATTTTATCTGATGCATTGGCTGTATCGTTTGATAGTCATATTGGTCATGATTTTATTGAAGATGCAGAAGAGCGCTTTGACTTTTATCAACGTAAGGAATCTCGTATACCTTTTGATCTTGACTACTTTAATAAGATTACTAAGGGTGGGTTACCTAACAAGACGTTGAATATTGCACTAGCAGGTACTGGTGTAGGTAAGTCATTGTTTATGTGCCATTGTGCTGCAGCTAATCTTATGAATGCTAAAAATGTTCTATACATTACTATGGAGATGGCAGAAGAAAAGATTGCTGAACGTATTGATGCAAATCTACTTAACGTAACTATGGATGAGTTAAAAGTATTGCCTAAAGATGCATACGATAAGAAGATGTCGCGTGTATCTAATAAGACTACAGGTAAACTAATTATTAAAGAATATCCTACTGCATCAGCAAGCTCTGGACACTTTAGACATCTATTAAATGAATTGAAACTTAAACGTAGTTTTAGACCTGATATTATCTATATTGACTATCTTAATATCTGTATGTCAGCAAGATTGAGGCATGGATCAAATGTTAACAGTTATACGTATGTTAAAGCGATTGCCGAAGAGCTTCGTGGACTCGCAGTTGAATTCGGCGTGCCAGTGGTGTCAGCTACGCAGACTACTCGATCCGGATTCACGTCCTCAGACATCGGGCTTGAGGACACATCTGAATCGTTTGGGTTGCCGGCGACGGCCGACCTTATGTTTGCTCTTATCTCTACAGAAGAGCTCCAAGACCTCGGACAGATCATGGTGAAGCAGCTTAAGAATAGATATAGTGATCCGAATATTAATAGACGGTTTGTATTAGGGGTAGATAGAGCTAAGATGAGATTATTTGATGCAGAG